GCCCCCGCCTCCGGGCCTCCGCCATTGCCCAGGCATAAAGCTCCTTGCCCACTGTAATGGTAGCGCGGCGGATGTTGTCTGCTCGCTGGTTGGGCATGGCTATATCTTCCACCACGCCTTCCAATCAGCAAGCGCCGCCGGCACGGCATAGACCTTTTGCACCATCCGCGAATCGGTGTGGCCCATCTGGTAGGCCGTCAGGCCGGCGTTCTTTGCCCGGCCAAGATGGTAGGTGGCGAAGCTATGTCGCAGGCAGTTGTCCGGCCACTTGGACAGCACAGGCGCACAAGCCTTCCGCCGATGCGCGTGCAGGGTTTCCGAGGCCACAAGGATGATTTTGCCTTTCTGCTTGGCGAGCCATGCGCGGCGGCGCTTCAGCGGCTCGGTGAAGTCCACGATGCGTTGGTCATATCCGCCCGAATCCTTCATCGCGCCAGGCGGGACGTGGATCTGCGCCGATTTAGTATTTACGTGGCTCCAGTCCATGCGCTCCACCTCCTCCGTCCGCAGGCCGGCAAAGCCGCCCAGGAGCAGCAAGGCGCGAATATGGTCGGGCAGATCGAGGGCCAGCAAGGCTTTCATCTGATCGGGTAAAAGGATGTTTCGCCCTGGCTTTGTCTTCGGCGCCGGCACTGCCGTGATGCAATTGTGCGGGATGAGTCGGTTGGCCGAAAGGTAGTTAAAGAACATTCGGCAATACGTGAAATACATGGCCTGAGTGTTGCCATTGGCTGACCGTTCTTTAACCCACCGCCGAAGATCGACGGCCTCGATGTCGCCCACCGCCCCGCGAAAGGCTTTGCCGAAAGCACGCTCAAAGATGCCGAGTTTCTGCTCGTGGCTCTTGCTCTCCGGGGTTTGCTCGTTCACGAACATCCGCAGCGCCGACGCCACCGTCAGCCCGTCCGGGTTGTTGAGCGATTGCATCCCCTTCTCGGTTACTTGGGCAACCAGCCTTGCCCCCTCGGCCCAGGCTAATTCTTCGGAAGGAAAAAATCGTCGAATGCGTTTACCATGCGCGTGAAAGTCACAGACCCAAGGGCTTTCGGTCTGCCTGGGCGCCTTTCTGACCTTGTATCTGATTGCGTTACTATTTCTTGGCATGGTCGTTGTTCCTGTTTGCTGTAGCTGCTCGCTTATCTCGCCACCACTGCTCAAAACTTGGCCGAACAATCTCCCATCCGCCCCTTCTTCCTTTTGGCATACAGGCACAAAAATCCCCCCGATGAGCAAACCGCCGAATCATATAGCTCGAATATCCCGTGATTTTGGCCGCCTCCTCGATGCCCAACGTGAATGTTTCTCGATTCATCTTGCATCCAATAGGCCACAAGTGCCAGCCAAGTGCCATAACTTTCCCACTTCAATCGAGGGCAATCAAGTTTGATTCACTTCAACGATTTTGCACAAGTCCTTGATGGTGCGGCCATTCTACAGATAAAAATGGCGGAAGGGGTGGGATTCGAACCCACGGTTGGTTTAACCCAACGCTCGATTTCGAGGGGAGCGGTCGCCTCTAATAGTCAACGACTTGCGGAAGCGTTGCCAACGATTGCCAGCATAGCGTTAATTCGGGGACAAATCCTGTCCAACTTCTGACCCCTAACTGCCGGGCTATGACAAGGGCTTTGACACCCGCCGCCGCTTCGTGGCGTCCAAGACCAAAGGCTGGCAAAAGTATCTGGCAGTCAGTTGCACCCACGGGGCAGAGGCCGACCCCCGCGCCCTCGACGCCATGCTTCGGCTCAAGGAGGCTTGGAAACCGCAGTTCACCCTGCACCTTGGAGATGCCATTGATGCCCGGTGCCTCCGCTCTGGAGCGCGCAAAGACTCGGACAGCGCAGACCACGCCGCCGACCTGGCTGATGATCTCATGCAGGGGTTGGCTTTCCTTAAGCAACTCAAGCCGAACGTCTACCTTCTCGGCAACCATGAGGCGAGACTAACCGAGTTGGCCCATTCGCCCAACGCCGTCCTTTCCTACGCCGCCGGCAACGTCATGGGCCGAATCATGGACGAGATGGGCAAGATTAAGTGCCAAGTCGTGCCATACGTCGGCGTTCACCCAGCGGGCGTATTTCTGCTCGGCGACACAGGATTCACCCACGGATCTTTGTATGGAGTGTCTGCCGCTCGTGACGCGGCAGAGATGAGCGGGCGCAGCATTGTTATGGGTCATACCCACCGCGTGGCAATGGAGAGCGCACGAACGCACAACAAAGCAGTCGGCTACAACATCGGGTGCGGGATCAAGCTGGACATCGGCTACTCGGCCCAGCGCCGACAGACCCTCGGATGGCGTCACGCGGCGGCATATGGCCACTTCAACGGTTCTCACTGCACGGTGAACATCGCGGTCTTTGATCCGCATTACCACCTCCCGCTATGAGGTCAAAAATTTTGACCACCAAGGCTGGCGGCAATTTGCCCCCCTCCCTCGATCCCGATCTCGCCCAGTGGTGCGCGGCCCTCGCGGCTCCCGCCGTGACGGACGTTATCCCGCCTGGCTGGTTCACCACGAAGACGTTGGCCGACAAGCTCGGCAAGACGCGCCCCACAATGGCCCGACTGCTTGCCGATGCCGTAGCGGCTGGCCGCTGCGAGGTGCAGAAATTTCGCATGACCACGGGCGCGGTCACTCGGCCAGTGCCGCACTACAAGCCGCGATGAAAAAGCCAGCCAGCAACCCGCGCAAGCGCAAGAAAGGCCCGCCCTCGATGCGCTTCAAGTTTGATGGCGAATGGTGGACGGTCAAAGTGCAGCGCCCTCCGAGCAAAGAATTGTGCGAGGGCATGGCGCATTACAAAAAGCGCACCGTGTTTCTTCACCCCAAGGCCATCGCTGGCAACTTGCTCGGCATCTGCGCGCACGAATTGGCGCACGTCACCATGCCGTGCGTGGCCGAGGAAAACGTGCGTGATCACGAGCGTCTGGTCTCGGTTGTGGTTCGATGGGCGGCGGGGCTCAACGATGGCAAGGTAATCATTGGTCAGCACCGGGCCGACAAATGACCTTCTGGCCCTTGCTCATCTGCACCTTGTGCTATGTCGCCACCAGCGCGGGCTTTGCCTTGGAAAAAAACTGGCCCATGGCCGCAATTTTCCTTGGCTATTCAGGGGCTAACCTTGGGTTTCTTTGGGTGGCTTGGCGTTAAGCAAACAGCTTTATAAACCAACGCAACACGCTGAAACGAACCGCAGTTCGTCTCGGAGTAGTGCGCTGGACAAAGCCGATGCCGCCGTAGGGGCTGTAAACCAAACCCAATTCGGTTGATCGGTGCATTGTTGGAGTCCTCCTTTCATTTTTTGTGCAGTAGTTAAAAGCACGCTTGGACTACCGCGCAGATTGTATGCGCTGCGCTAAATACTCCTTGAACCGCGCCAGTTCGACCGGGTTCAAGTCGTCTTTGCGCCCCGGCGAAACGGTGCGGTGGTCGGTCACATCGCCAAGGGCCAAGTTGTATTGCTTCATCAGCGGCACCAAGTATTCCGCCATGCTCGCCATCTCGTCCTCCCCAAGTGGCCGCTTGTAAGTGTCGCCTTCAAAGGCAGCGCCGATGCTCCAACTATTAAGGTCGCGCTTGCCGCGCCATTCGCTGCGCCCAGCGTGCCATGTTCTTTCGTCTGGATCGGCCAACGTGGAGCGCCGTCCGTCTTTGGCAACAATGCAGTGATAGCTGACCCTGCTCGCCGGGTTCATGCACCACGCCACGCTTCCCGCGTAGCTGCCCGACGTGTGATGCAGGACGATAGCTTTTGGCGCGATGCGCTTTCCCGACGAGACGTTCGGAGAGTTAAGCAGCTTTTCCGGGTAGCTTTTTGGCGGGACGCTTTTTGATTTCGGCTTCGACGCCTCCGCCTTTGCGGTGGTGTTCGGCGCGGGCGTAGAGTTCTTCGTGGACGAGGCCGAGGAGCTTGGCGAGGTCGGCAGACGGCCAACCTTTGACCCCATTAAAGAGCGAAACGACAGCAGGCATTTGTTCAGCCAGTTCACTTCTTAAAGCCGTCGAGCGGCTTTTCGATGTTGATGAAAAACTCTTTTGTGTCGAAGCGGTAGCCCCCGCCGAGCTTCATGCCCGCGCAGCCGGTGGCACCGAGCAGGCAGAAAAGCGCCACGACAAGTCCAATGTGGCGCACTACTTGGCCTCCCGGCGAAAGACTTCAAAGACGCCGACCAAAGCCATCACGGCGGCGGCGATGGCCGAAAACTGTTCGGGATCAACGGCCAGACCGAGGGCGGAAAGCAGGGCCAAGAGGCCAGAATAAGTGCTCTTTTCTTTGAGTCTCGCAACGAGGTAGTTCATGCCCCCGCAGGGGTGTCAAAGCCTACTCGGCGAGGTCAGCAACAGCCTCCGCGCTGGCCTCTTCAAACGTAGCCGCAGGACTTCCAAAGCTCTCCTTCGGCGTAGGATCGAGCGCCCACCCAAGCATCACGCCTTCCAACCATTGCTTGCAGGCCGACATCTTTGGGCCGAGGGGCTTGCCTGCTTGCATCAATGCCATCTCCAAGCGTTGCAGGGCGGCGATCTGGTAGGCCGAGAAATACTTGGCGACCACTTGCTCTGCCGTGAACGTCTCCACAAACGGCACAGGCGGCGGCGGAATCACATAGTCCGCATCCACAGGCAGCGCGGATTCAACGGCGGCTTTCACCGTGGCTTCGTCCAAGGCGTCGAGTTTGGGGCCGTCCGCTTCCCACAGCGTCAGCTTGGTCGGCCAGCCATGCTC